ATGGCAAAAGTTATACACGTACATTTGATACATGGATTAAAGGGAACGAAGCGGAAAGACTGGTATTTCAGCAGTATTTCTGCCGTTTATACAGTATTTACGCCTGAACAGGTTGGTGCTACACGCAATTACTTGCTCCATGCCGGGCTTTCAGGCAACGGCTCTATCATCACGAAACAGGCTGTAATAAAGCAGTCTACGCTTATTTCAGGCGGTTCCGTGGCAACGTATAAAGATTAAGAAAGAAAGGGCTTAGAATGGCATTAAAACGCCGTTTGAGAGGGTGGTAAAATCATACTGGTTTTGCCACTCTTTTTTATGCATTTTTGGACAATTTTAGGTACTGGGGTTAAAGGTGGGGTTAAAAAGTGGGGTTAGTTTTTTCGATAACTGGGGTTAGTAAAGTAGGTTTTGATAGGGTGCGATACAAGGGTGGTAAAATACCACTTTTTCAAAGATAAGTGCGTTTTTAGTATTGATAGCCCCCCCCTAAATGCCACTACTTTTTTAGTTTCACCTTATTAAATAACTATATATCAGGTTGTTTGCTGTTTTTCTGGTGTAAAACAGGGGGGGGGAGTAAGAAGTGAGAGGGACTGAGGGAGTGCTGGGGTTACTTCTCGTTGTTTTATGAATACAGTATATCATTGTATTGCTGTTGCATCTGGTCTATTCGACTTAGAATAATCGGATACGGTTGCAGCTCTTTCATTTCCCTAATATTTGCCAATTCCTGAATGAGGTAGTTTATACGATTAGTCCGCGCAGATGGTCGAACATAAGAGTCGAGAACCTCTTTCCAATACATCTCGAAAGAAGTAAGGACATTGTTCAATAGTTCCTCTTCATTAATATTCAGTTCTCTCCATTTATATAAGGATTCAATATCATTATCTGTAAGTTTGTGATCACAAGTTTCATAAAAGTATTCCATACGGCAAAATCTAATGGCTGTGTTTAATGCGTTTATGTTCGGATGCCTTTTACGCATTTCTCCTTTTGCTGTCTTAAAGGCGGCGTAATTGTCCCTAAATTGATAGAAATTTGTAGTTTCAGCCATCAAAGACTTGTATGTAACCATGAAACGTAACACACTCCAAATGGTATGCTTCCTCTCACGTCTTTTATCTCTCAACTTCATTTGTTCTCGATGAGATTTATAGTCGCTGTCTTTGGATTCATGAAAAGTTTCACCATCAGTTGAGGTAAGAATATGCACCTTTATATTTGCATCATCTTTATGCGTAAGACCTTTCGCTTTGAAATTCTTGTATATGGCATACAAAATCAAGCAACCGATGATAATAAAAATTATAGCCATAAAATAGTTGTATTTAGAAAAATTTACTGATACTACCAACCACCTCAAAAATACTTATGATACGTTTAACCTCAAACTCCTGTTCATCGAAATTAGGATTTATAGGAACGTATCGGAGATGCTTAGGAGACGAACCTCGCCGTAGAATCTTAATAGTACGAATTGTGTCAAGAACTACAGCATACATTTCGCCATATTGAATGTCGTTGATTGTGCATGGTCGTAAAGCTATAATATCACCATGGCTTATTTGTGGTTCCATAGAGTGTCCAGTAACATTACACCATAGATTTGCTCTGTCAAAACCTGGTACAATAATGTTGCGGTCTGGTAATGATACTTGCGAATTGTAGACCTCACTAAAACCACCAAGGAAATCTACATCATAATAAGGCTGTCCCACTTTAGGATCATAACTGACTATTGAAGATACCGCCTCTACAGTGTCCTTGCTCTTAAGCATATTTCCTTTACCTGTGAGTAGCCATTCGATATTTATATTAGAGTATTTCTCTATTATGGTGCTAATTTTATCAATACCTATGCTTTTACTAATGGAATTGACATAACCATTAGAAACTCCAATGCTTTCCTCAAATGCAGAAACAGTTGTTTTCTGTTCTTTACAATATTCCTTTATTCTGTCTTTTACGGTCATAACTCTAATTTTTAACAAAGAAATTCTCTAAAAATATTTTGTAGTTAGAGAAAATCTCTATACCTTTGCAGCGTGTTCCAATGGAACGTGCGGTCAAAAATACGAAAAATAGCCGAGATTAGCAAATATTAAGTCTTAAAAATAAGTGAGATTATGGCACGTAAGATTCAAACAACAATGGACGTGAAACGGACGCTAATGAAAGCGTTCGGAGTAACAGAACGCATGGTTAACAGGGCGTTGAGCTTTGACAGCGACAGCGAGCTTGCCCGTAAAATCCGCCACACGGTCAGAATGAAGGGTGGCTGGATAGAGGCTTCTGTACCTGAGGAGGAAATCTTCTATGATGTTACCGAAAACGGCATGAGGCTGATGCGCCAGTATTTTGGCAATGGTGCTGTTTTGGAAGCCAACATGACAACTGGCACGGGGATCATCTTGTTCAAGGGTTCCAAAAGAAAGGATTACAGCAAGGTTTATCTGAGCGAGATTCCTTCTATGCAGGAATTCGCAAAGGCTTTGTAAGGGAGGCGCAGTATGGAGTATTACGGTAACAAACTTTGCATATCCTACCACGAGCTTGTGGACAGCGGAATTATGACCGAGCCTAATTACAAATATAAGGCTTGGAAAGGTCAGATAGACGTTGTCCGTCGTGGAGGTGGTGCGAACGGCTGTTGTGCTCTGATTGCCATAGACAGTTTGCCGACAAAATACAAGGAGGCTGTTGAGGAAATGTATCCCGGTGGCGACGAGGTTCGCATCAAGACGTGGGTACTTTCCAATTACGAAATGGACCAAGCTGCCGTTGCATTTTTCCATGAACGCAGCAAAACTGGTATCGACCTTGACGAGAAAAAGAAACGCGAGTACATCATCAATGCCTCGGTGCTGAACTGCTGCATCAAGCTCTATGAGCGAGCAAGAGACAGCCAACGCCTCTTCGGTGGTAAATACAACTGGGATATGATGACCAAGACCATTGAAACCCTACGTGAGGAACTGGGGCACACACTCCCTGCCAGTACGCTACGCTTCCGAAAGAAGGTAAACGACTACAAACGCAACGGCTACGGCTGCCTTATTAGCGGCAAATTCGGCAATCAGAGCGCAAGGAAAGTGGATTACAAGACTGAGCGCCTGATACTCGGTATCGTCGTGCTTCCGAACAAACCGTTTAACAGCAGCGTACACGAGATGTACCTGAGCTTTGTCTGCGGTGAACTTGATGTATTTGACCCGAAGACTGGTGAACTGTTCAACCCTGACGATTTCACGGACAAAAACGGAGAGCCGAAATTCCTGAGCGAGAGTACCATAAACAACGTGCTGAACAAACCGAACAACAAGACGCTGATCAACAATGCCCTGATGTCGTACACTACGTTTATGCACGAGCAGATGCCCCACATGCACCGTCATGGCGGCGACTTCTCACTCTCGCAGATAACAATGGACGACGTGGACCTGACGCGCAAGCTGAAGGACACGAAGCAGAGAGTACACGCCTACTATGCCTACGATGTGGTAAGCCAGTGCGTGGTTGGTGCGAGCTATGCGCGTAAGAAAGACGAGATCCTCGTTGTGGACTGCTTCCGGGATATGTTCCGCCTGATAGAAAGGCACGGCTGGGGAATGCCTGCAGGCATAGAGGTGGAGAACCATCTGATGACACAGTACAAGGACGGCTTCCTGCAAGCCGGCGTCGCCTTCCCGTTCGTACGTTTCTGTGCTCCGCAGAACTCTCAGGAGAAATATGCCGAGCCATTGAACGGTGCGAAGAAGCGCAGCATCATCCACAAGAACCACGAGGGCATCGGCCGCTTCTACGGCAAGGGCAAATGGCGTCAGGAGTACAAGAAGATCAGCGACGAGACAAACGAACTGTACGAGGACAAGGAATACTTCAGCTATGAGCAGCTGGTTGCCGACGATAAGGCGGACACCTACGAATGGAACCACGCCTTGCACCCCAACCAGAAGAAGTTCCCCGGAATGACGAGGTGGGACGTTCTCTGTGAACGCATCAATCCTACTCTGCTTCCTTTGGATAAGCTGACGCTGGCCCGCCATATAGGGGAGCACGTCGATACGAGCATCCGAAGGAACTCTACCGTAAGGGTAGCATACGAGGACTGGTGGCTGAGCGATACTAGTGTATTGGAGAAACTTACCCCTAACAATTACAAGGTTACCGCCTATTGGCTGCCCGACGAGGAAGGCAAAGTCACCGAGGTGTTCATTTTTCAAGGCGACAAGTACATCGACAGAGTGGAGAAGGTACAGACCTTCAACAGAGTAATGGCCGAGCAAACAGAAGAGGACAAGGCTGCCTTTGTGAAGCAACAGAAGAAGATAGCCAAGTTTAACAAGTACATCGAGGACAACGCCATCGACAGACTGGGAATACTGAAACCGAGCCAACAGGCACAGCAGGAGGTACAGGAACTAAAAGCCTCCGTTCCTCCGGAATACAAGCCCCAAATGCCATTGCCAAGCGCATCCGACAGAGCAGTCGCAGATATATAGAATAACGTTAAAATGCCATTAGAATATGATTAGTGAGACTCAAAAACAGCGGATATTGGAGGCGATAGCAGCCAACCGCAGGAATTATCCAAGCGATGCGAAACACGCATCGGCACTGGGTATCTCTCCAAGTGTCTATAACGGATTGAAAAAAGGTCAGACGGAGAAAGCACTGAGCGATGCCAACTGGGTGAACATTGCCCGGAGGCTGGATGTGAACCTCCGAGAGACGATTGAGTGGAAAGGTGCACAGACGGAGACTTTCAAATATATCAGCCTGCAGATGGAGGCGTGTCAAGAGCGTAGCCTAAGCGTGATACTCTGCGACCTGCCCAACATTGGTAAGACCTATACAGCGCGCTGGTATGTGAACGAGCACCGCAATGCCGTGTATGTGGACTGCTCACAGGTAAAGACCAAGCGTGCGCTGGTAAAGAAGATAGCACAGGAGTTCGGTGTCGGCATCAGCGGCAAGTATCAGGACACCTACGAGGATCTCGTGTATTATCTACGCTCGATGGAGCGTCCGTTGGTAGTGCTGGACGAAGCTGGGGACTTGCAGTACGAGGCTTTCCTTGAACTGAAGGCATTGTGGAACGCAACGGAAATGTGCTGTGGCTGGTATATGATGGGAGCAGACGGACTGCGTGCCAAAATCAACAGAATGGTGGAACATCAGAAAGTGGGCTATGCGAGATATTCTCACGCTATGGCGGTAAGTACAGCCGTGTAACGCCTGACCAAGAAGATGACCGTAGGGAGTTCCTGTTGGAGCAAGCCCGTGCCGTGGCCAGCGTGAACGCACCGAAAGGCACGGACATTGGTCAGATAGTACGCAAGAGCGGTGGCGGTCTGAGGCGAGTATATACAGAAATAGAAAAACTAAAGAAAGGAGCATGATATGAAACGTGTAAGCATTGTAATGAAGTATACAGGGTATGTTCCCGAGGATACCAATCTTGGAGAATTGAGAGAATACGCAGAAGGTCAGATTAACGATTTCTTCAGATACTATGATGAAAATAATGATGAGGAATGTGATTTTGACCGCAATGATGTGGAGATTACAGACAAGGGACTAACTATTTTACTTGGGTGATATGACGAAAATAGAAATGGAGGCTATGGAAGCCGTTATCGGTATCCGAAAAGAATTGGCAAAGGCTAATGAGATAGACTGGGAACAGCGCAGGTATGAGATAGCTAAAGACCTTTATGTTCAAACTTGCCAACAGACAAAATTAGAGGGTGATAATACTGCAGCAGATGTATTCCGAAGTGTGGCATGGTTATCTCGTGTGGCTGCCGATTACTTAATAGAGGTTCTGAAAAAGTAGGTATGACAAAGCGAGCGTACAGTCCGAAAGAGATTGCAGCCAAGAAATGGGTAACATTGCCTTGGGGTGAGCAGTGGAGTGAGCCGTTCGGCTTCCCTGCCGAAAACGCCTCTTGGTTCATCAGTGGGGCAAGTGCGCAGGGTAAAAGCTCATTCGTAATGCAGCTGGGCAAGGAGCTCTGCAAGTACGGTTCCGTTCTCTATATGAGCTATGAGGAACGTGTAAACCAAAGTTTCCAGCGTCGTATGGGCTATTTGAACATGAACGAGGTACAGGGACGATTTCGGGTTGTAACGGATGATTCGATAGAAGAGCTTTCCGAGCGGCTTGCCAAACCCAAATCCCCGAAATTCATTATCGTGGACTCTTATCAAGTGGCATACGACGATTTCGGATGGACTTATCCTGCTGCTGTTGCCTTGATGCGCCGTTTCAATCGCAAGTGCTTCATCTTCATCAGTCAGGAAGACAAAAGTGAGCCAACAGGCAAACCGGCACGACGGCTCAGGTATATCTGCGATATGAAGGTTCGTGTGATGGGTTACAAAGCCTACTGCTTGGGCAGGTCAATCGGTGAAGCCGGAAACCATTATGTAGTCTGGAAAGAAGGTATATTGAAAACAAGTAACAATCTGTGATATGGACGAGAAAGAAAAATGCTGCATCTGCGGCAAAGAGATAGAGGGGATGGGTAATAATCCCTATCCCGTGAGAACGGAAGGACGGTGCTGCCGATATTGCAACTATACCGTGGTACTGCCCGAAAGAATAAGACTATCAGAACAAGATCGCTATGAGTAAGGAAAGGCGGATGATTGAAATCACTCCGGGACGTATGAGTCCGGGTGGGCGTATGACAGACCGCATTGAGAGCCGTGGGCACAGTTGTCCTTACTGTCAAGGAAACGGCTACCATTGGCAGGAAGATGAGTGGCAGGAACGCTACAAGCAAGAGTGCCCGATATGCAAGGGCAGCGGCAGGCTCGACGCAGTGATAACCGTTGAGTGGAGAGCATCAGACAATGTATAATCTTTAATCAATATGACAATGAGCAATTTTTTAGACGAAATCAAGAAGCGTATTCAAGTGTGGCACGAGCAGCGTGCGGAGCGTATCGAGGCAGACCGTCAGGCGGCACTTGATGCAGAGGCACGGGAAGCTGTGCAGGTAATGGAATTCAACAGCAGGCTGTACATTTGTGTACACGGCACACCACTGTTCGACATCGATATTTTCAAGAACAGCGTGGCCGAGGTCGTAGCCTGTGGCCGCATGGCATACAAGGACTGGAAGGAGGAGAAGCTATGGGAGCGGAACGGAACTACGCGCGTTTCTACTGTCTGCTGAAAAAGCTGCCCGGAGCGGATAAGGAAACGCTTGTAGAGCAATATACCCACGGTCGGACGGTCCATCTGCACGAGACTTCCATACAGGAGTACGATGCGATGTGCAACGATATGGAACGAGTGGCAGGTTTTGACGAGCGCAGAGAGGCAATCCGGAAAGAACTCCGCCAAAAGCGCAGCGTGTGCCTGAAGCTGATGCAGCAGCTCGGTATCGATACCACGGACTGGGCACGAGTGGATAACTTCTGCCTGAATTCCCGTCTTGCCGGCAAGCCTTTCAGGAATATCAGCATAGAGGAACTTGAGGACCTCTCCGTAAAGCTGAGGACAATCAAGCGCAAGGGTGGCCTTAAACCACAGCAAGCACGGGAAGAGCAGAAGAATGCGACCTCATTTGTTTATGTCCCGATGGGTAATATAGCAGAAAGTTAATGAATATGACACCAAGAGAATTTGTAAAGCGTGCGATGGAGCACATCAAGGAACTCACGGAGGGCTTAAGCGAAGCGGAGTATGACAACTGCCTTGAGCAACTCTCCTTTGAGCTTGAAGAGGAACGCCAGCAGTTGAACTGGTCGCCCGACATAGAAGATTAGTTTTATCAACCTATAAAAAAGAAAATACAATGGCAACAAGAAAGAAAAAAGTAATCATTACCGGCGTGAGAAGAGAAGCCGCCGATGAAGCGTTTGCAACCTACGCCAAGAGCGATGCACAGTTGCAGAAAATCAATGCGGACATCGAATTGCAATGTGCCAAGTACCGTGAGAAGTATGCCGATAAGATAGCCACCCTCTCGGAGGAGCGCGACAAGGCGTTCGACACTCTTCAGGCATTCGCCACGGAGAACCAATCCGAGCTGTTCACCAAGAAGAAGAGCCTCGACATGGCGCACGGTGTGATAGGCTTCCGCACGGGCACGCCGAAGCTGAAGACCCTCAAAGGCTTTACATGGGCAAGCGCGCTGCAACTGGTTAAGGAGTTCCTTCCTGACTATGCACGCCAGACTTGGGACATCGCCAAGGATAAGCTGCTTGCAGACCGTGATGCCGAACAGATGGCGGATAGCATGGCCAAATGCGGCATTCAGGTGGTACAGGACGAAGCCTTCTATGTAGAACCCAAGAAGGAGGAAACGGCATGAAGCACCAAGTAACGAAAGCCCCCAAGGTAGCCCTGTGCCGCAAGTGCTGTGGCACGGGGCAATGGCGGCAAAAGAGAGAAGACGGCACGTTCACCGTCGAGCAGTGCTCCCAGTGCGAGGGTTCAGGCAGGGTTACGGTGAGTGCGGTTATGGAATATGACATCAGACCTTATAAACAAAAGGAGCGATAAATATGCAGAAGCGACGCGGAGTAAGTTATCAGAAACGTGTAGAGGAAATAAACAGGATATACGACCTGCATGCCAAGAGCGGAATTTCCAACCGGGAGATATGGCGACGGTACGTATATCCTGTGTATGCCATTACGGAGCGTACCTTTTATAATATACTCAACGCGAGCGCGGAAAGTAGGAACAAGATAGCTGACGATACCCGTCAGCTATTGCTCTTTGATTTCGGTAACGACAATGAAGGATGATTTGCATGAGGTAATTGCCCGAATTTTAAAGGACATCCGGGTCGAGCTTACGGACGAGTTCGACAGGAATTTTGAGCGGCAGGGCTTTTTCTCACAGAAATGGGCAAGGAGAAAAAGTCCATTGCGCCCCGGCGGTTCAATATTGATTGATACGGGTGGTCTGCGGCGCAGCGTGCAGAGCCGGAGTACGGACAGCAGCATTACATTCTACTCCTCCCACCCGGCGGCAGCTATTCATAACGAGGGTGGCGAAATCAAGGTAACGAGGAAGATGAAGTCTTACTTCTGGTACAAGTATTACGAGGCGACAGGCTCGTTCGGCAGGAAGAAGAATGGGGAACGAAGACGGGACAAACGCACGGTGCAGCTGAGTACGGAGGCCGAGTTCTGGAAACTGCTTGCCCTGATGAAAGTCGGCAGCAGTATCAAGATACCCAAGCGGCAGTTCCTCGGCACGGCACCTGAAGTGGAGAAAACGGTAACCGAAATCATAGAGGAAAATCTGACCGAGTATTTTGACCATTTAGACATCAAACAAAAATGAGAAAGGAATTATACAACACCATCAAGGAGAAACTGAATGCGGACGTGCCGGAAGTGGCGCACATCGATCTGTGGAATCACAACGTGGAGTTCATCGAGCAGGAGGAGAGCTGGGAACGCCCTGCCGTGTTTGTGGAGTTCGGATCGATAGCATGGGAGCCCAATGTGGGCAGTGGCTATCGAGGAAAGGGATTAGTACGGCTGCACGTCGTTACGGACTGGACGGAAGGCGGTCAAGGGGCTGCATGGGAACTCATAGGCAAGATTCGTGCGGTTATGGAGTACGTGGAAGGTTTAGGCTTCCACGGTTTGGTACTTTCGGAGACCGAAACGAACCACAACCACGAGGAGATTTTGGAAAGTATCGAGAGTTACTCGGTGAGGTACACTCTTCATCCTTAGCAGAAAGGAGGACAGGCGATGAAGCAGGAACTGACGATAGAGGGCGAGAAGGTGAGCTACTCGATACAAGAGAAGAACGTGGTGAGCGTGCTGGGCAGGGTGTATATCTACAGAAAGCCCACGACAGAAGATGTGCTCCAGATTGTGTGGATGGGGCTGACGAGTCAGAAAGGATGAGTTTTGACGAGTTCAGGAAGATGTACGCCTTGGGTTTGGTTCGTATGAGTAAGAAGCGTGGTCAGTATACGTTGGGGCAGGTGTACTGGCTGGTAATGGGAAGAGTGCGGGAAATCAACCGCAGGCAGAGGTAAAAAAGGATCAAAAGCTTGCGTAAGAGGCAGATTTTTCGTATCTTTATAGTATAAACGGAGCTTGTTTTCGGGATATTTTTTTGAATTTTTCGGTGGAAAAGTTTGGTGGTATTGAAATAATGCGTATCTTTGCGGTGCTAAAGTTTTATATCAGAGGGCGAGAGAGTTCGCCTGATGCGCCGCATCCAGGCATTTTTTATGCCCCTGCGGTACGCCTACATAAGCGGTGCGCTCACCCCGTGATGCAGCTGTAATGGCTGTGTCGAGTCCTCTGATAAGACTTTAGCAGCGGGTAGTGGCGCACCGTTTTTTTTGTGCCCATGCTAAAAAATTATCAGTTATGTCAAACAAAGAAACGAAGGTATTTACCTTCAACGAAAACAATCAAACAATTCGTGTAGATGCCGAAGCGATAACCTATGGTTTGTTGCCAAGGATGTATGCCAAGCATTAGGTATAGGCTGGCGTGGTGACACATTAGCTTATATACCAGAGGATTGGAAAGGGATGCGGAAATTCCGCACCCCCGGTGGCGAACAGCAATTAACCGTGATTTCGGAAGCAGGAATGTATAAGTTGGCGTTTCGCTGCCAAAGTTCTGAGCGTGCAGACAAATTCACGAACTGGGTGGCTGGCGAGGTGCTGCCGAGCATCAGGAAGACCGGGCGTTACGAGTTGAAGCAACCTGCACAGCGGCGGGGTGTGAGGAAGACTCGTGGCGATGGTGTGAACGTGGAGCTGACAAATTTGTTGTGGCTGATTGGCGAGAACCTTGAACAAGGCGACCAGAGCGCGATTGCATTGGAACTTGGTGTGAGCCGTGTTGCGGTAAACCGAACATTGAACGGCTACAACAGGAGCAGCCGAATACTGATGGCACTATATCGTAAGGCTCGTGAGAACCGTGAGCGTAACCTGCTGTATCATCAGCCGGGCGTGATGGCTGAGCGTCTGCTGGGGCACGAGGCGGCTTTGCCGATGGGCAACTCGCTGCCGACGGTGCAGATTGGTGGAAAGAAAGGCGGCAAGATTGGTAACCAAAATGCCAGAAAGCACTGGGGAAAGGAGAGCAGGTGATGGAAGAGTTGCTGAAGCTGAACACGCTGTATATGGAGCAGAACATAGAGCTGTGGGAGAAGATAGGCATGCTTGAGGAGCGAATACGGTGGATGGAGAAACGCTCCGGCTATGGCGAAAGCAATGCGCCTTGCAAGGTGGTGCACCTGCAGCCTAAGGTTTGAAAAAGTGAATGACAAAGTAGAGAAGCCCGCTTAATGGAAGTGCCGTTAAGTGGGGCTTTTTGCATTATTTAGTGCGCAAATACCTAATAATTCGGGGAAAATGGTTATATTTGCAGCGTGTTCTATATAGAACGTAATTCATCAAAGATTATGACCAACGAAGTGAGAACCAAGAGAGGAATTGTTACGGACAGCAAGTCAGTATCATTCAGTTATCGTTCGCCCATTGGCGTACGGAAAGTTGTTATGTCCCATGCCACCATCGCCCAACGTGCCAGCGAGTCATACGCACGCATTGTAAACGGCAAGAAGTGATGAATGAGAAGCAGTACAATTTCATCTACAGCAAACTTATTACGGGCAAGGATGACGTGGTGGGTATGCTGGCTTACAGCATCTATAAGCAGCACAAGATAGAGTTTATTGAGGACTTCAAGGTAAAGAAAGGGAAAGCCCCTGAGGACAGCGACCTTGAATATTTCATTATGTCCTCTATCGCACCGAGCCAGCTTGCGAAATACAGGGAGAGTGCCTGTGCGATATTGTCTGAGAATGTTGCGGCTGCCGTTCAAGATGAGTTGTCAAGGATAGACATAGACTTTCAGAAATCCATTGACAGCGTAGTGAAGCGACATGCGGATTCTGTCGAGACTGCCGTGGAGAAGCACTCCTCGTCCAACTGGAAGACGATTTGGCTGAACATGGCAAGTTCTTTTTTGTTCTCTGTCATCCTTGTTATCGTCTTTATATTGGGCTACACCACTGAAAGCAATTTGAGAAACAAGACGAAAGCCGTGTTGGAAACGATACACGAGAGCCAAACAGAACAGGGGGATTCAATCCCAACACGATAAAAAGAAAAACAGCCAGTCTACAATCTCGGTTGAGATTGTGGACTTTTTTTATTGATGGAAGTTGAAATAGTTGTTTTTAACTGTTTTGGTGTTATTTTCTTCGTTATATTTTGCTCTTTTGAAATTATTGTCTATAATTACCTGATAATTCGGGGAAAATGACTATATTTGCAGCGTGTTCTATAAAGAAATGTGGAGATATGGAAAATTTACCCAATATAGCAGACTTATCGTTTGAGGACTTCAAGAACCAGAATGGCATTACCTATTGGTGGGCATCTGAATTTATGCTTATGCTTGGCTATGCCGACATGGGTTCGTTCAAGAAAGTGATAGACCGTGCGACAAAGGCTTTCATTTCTTTGAATATTGACCACTATGAAAATATCATCCGAGTAGAGCGTGATATAGATGGAAAGTGTATTCCAGACTATAAACTCACACGTTTTGCCTGTTATCTGATAGCGATGAACGGTGACCCCAAGAAACCAGAGGTTGCCATGGTTCAGGCTTATTTTGCCACTCAGACGCGCCAGTTTGAACTCTATATAGAAAAGCAGTCTGACGTTGAACGTCTTCTATTTCGCGACGAGATTAAGGAGGGTAACAAGTCTTTGAATTCCGCAGCCCACCAAGCAGGAGTAGAAGACTACGCCAAGTTTACGAATGCCGGTTATCGTGGTATGTATAATATGCTAAACGTGCAACTTGCGCGCAGACGTGGCGTTGACAAAAACAAGCTCTTTGAGACGATGGGCAGAACAGAACTGGCAGCTAATCTCTTCCGCATCACTCAGACGGAAGAGAGGATAAAATCACAGTCAATACATGGGCAAGAAGCTTAGAGGGAACTCATTTTGAGGTTGGGCGTGAAGTTCGTGACATTATCATAAAGAACACGGGCAGGAAGCCAGAGCAACTGCCTCAAGAACGGCAGATACCAGAGGTAAAGAAAGCCTTGAAATCGGAGTTCAGAGAAATGAAGAAGATTGATAAGAAGGGGAAAAAACAATAAACAAAGCAAGTCCGCTGTCTCGGTTGAGATTGCGGACTTGTTGTTTATGGATGGTAGTTGAAATAGTTTCCACCAAGCAGGCGGACGCTCCAATAGTAGCATAGTGCAATGACAGCTACCCAGAGAGCCTTTGCCGGTGCAAAACTGCACTTTCCTATCTTCCGGAAGCAATTCACGAACAGGCGGATATCAGCAGCCTTGCGGTCGCTTTCACTGCCCCCACGGTCGTAGTCATTATCGTGGATGCAGCATGCCGCATAGAACAACTTTGCATAGGGTGGCTTGAACCACCTGAAGATTCCACTCTGACAACCACAGCCCTTACTCATGGTCAGCCTCCTTCCTGTATGCCGACCAGTCGATGGCGTCCTTTTCCTTCCAACCATTGGCCAGAGAGGACTGGATATAAGTCATCGCCTTGACGTAGAAATCCGTCAATTCGTCGAGCGTTTCAAACTTGCGGTACTGCGGCTGCTCGTCTGTCCCGAATTTGAAGGTAACGGGCAGGGTTGCCCCTGCGGTCTGTATGGCAAGGTCGTATGCCGATTTATAGTTGAACTGGTTTTCGGACGACAGCCATACAGCCATATCCTCGTAGGTGAATCCCGAAAGTATGGCTTCATCTACCTTGGCATTGTACCATGCTATTATGAGGCTCTTCACCTCCTCCGGTTCTGGCAGGTGGTCAAACTCGTGTTCCATATAATCGGCGGAACCATCATCCTTTTTCTGCACGTCCCAACGCACGCGCCATTTTCCTCTTGCCGGGTTGGTGCATTCAAGCAATGCGACGTCTGCATTTCCTTGTACTCTAATCATATTTTGAATTGTTTTGTGTTATTTTCTTCGCTCTTTGTTTGGAGTTTGAGAAATAATGTTTATATTTGCAGTGAGGATTCCGTAGCTAATGACTACCGATTCCTCGCCAGAAGGAGGAATGAGCAATCATTCCTCTAACTTTTTATACAATACTTCTAATTTTTCTCCATTCTTCAACCACACTTCTGTGATACGCTGTCCATCCTTTATTCTCTGATGGATGATGCGTTTCATGTACGCTTCGGTCAAATCAGGTTTGTCAATAATTAGTCTATCCGATTGTTTCAATCCATCATTCAGCATATTTCGAAATGCCCGCTTTGGATTACTGGAGGTGAATCCCTCGTGTTCGTACCACTTGCCATCGATGAGCAGGTCAGGGCATTTGCCTTCGTACTTTGTTCCCATGAGCGAGTGGTAGATATTCTGATAGACGAACTTCTGCGGTCGGGACATCTTGGGAGTAAGCCTCGCCTGCTGTCCCTGCTTGGCAAAGAATTCGGCAACCTGTATGAGTTTATCATAGTCGCTGTCGGCGGGATTGACCAACTGATGTACCTGTACCCTGCCTCCATTGGGATATTGCCTTTTCGTTTCAAACCTCTGGCTCTCGCACATTCTAATGAGCTTGCAGGCAGCACACAGTTCGTTCTCAGGGATAAAGGCGAGTTTTGTCCTGCCTTTTGCTAAGTCGCAGTCGTTACACCGTCTGATGGTGTATTGATTGTAATCGGGTACGGCTTTCTGCTCCCTGCCGGCATTGAAGCGGAATATTCCTTTCGTGTCGCTCTGCAGGGCTTCCTCTCCACGAGCCATCGCTTCGTCCTGCGGTGTAGTCGGATACTTCGACTTGCGTACCTGAACGACCGTACACCGGCAGCCCCAGCCGTTGGGCGGATAATAGGACTCCCAGAACGGGTCGGACATCGGCAGCGTAACGCCATTGAGGGCAGCGTGTTCCGGGCGCACTTTGCTGTCTCCGGCAGTCCGGTACTGCAGGTTGTAGCGGTCACCGTCCTCTGTGTACTGCTCCCATTTGGCAGCCATCTCGGCAGATGACCGGACGAAGTTATACTCGGCACGGAGATAGTTCCGGTTGTATGTGCCGTCTATCGTTTGAACGTCATTCAAAAAGCGTTCAAACGGCTTCCGATTGCCGTTCTCATCGATGAGCGACGGGAAAGCCTCGTTCAGTTCGTGAAATGTCTTCAGTCCGGAGAAAATGTAGTTGGAGCGTTCAAGCCTTCTGCGCATACCCTCAGACATCTTTACCTGTCTGAAAGAAGTATCCAGAACGGAGGCATGGCTTTCGATAAATTCCTGCGCCTCATCAGAGGCAAGGATATTGATGTCGAGCGTAGCCCCCTGCTGTTTGAAAAGTGCTGACATCATATCTTTGAAAGCCTTGGTAAGTTTTGCTTGGACTTTATCCTCGGTTTCCTTGTCGAGTGTCAGTGTGTGGTGGGCAGACTGTAGGATTTCCCCATACCGGCTGTGCAGCCCCACGTAGTCAGTGGGGCTCAATCGAAAAAAGGGTGTACATTTTTTTGCTGTTTGTTCTTATCATCAGTCTTCCCTTTTTTGTCGTCAGGGTCTTCTTGCGGTTCCATCATAGGCATATTGTTCCGTCGTTCCCCCACAGGCATGGAATACTTCTCCGCGAAGTAAGCCGGATCCACATCATATCGGTCTGCCACCATCGTCTCGTATGCCACCTGCTGCTCCGGCGTATAGTCGATGGAATCGTCCCAGTCGAAGCGAAAGCCCTTGAGCGGGAAGCCGTGGGCGACCATCCGGGGAATGAGCTGGTTATTGACAATGTCACGCAGCATATCGCGTCATCCTCCACAAGGTTTTGGAACACCTGCAGGTGCGTCTGGCTTTGCGAGAGGCTGCTGCCGTCTTCGATGGTCATCGTCTGCCCGATGATGAGCTTGGACAGTTCTGAGTTCGCACGGTCTATGCGCTGGTTATAGACATTGTACGCATCGCCACGCGTAGATTCTATGAACTCAAGTTCCGTGTCGAGGGGCATGACGGCAGTCTGCGAGGCACCAGCCTCGACGAGCATACGGTTAAGCCGGTCTATCTCCTTACTGTCCCGTGATGCTGTCTTGGCAATACGCATGGGCATGCCGAATATCTCACCGAAGGTGTCCCAGAATGCAAGCATGTTCTTTTTAGGAATCGTATGCTGTGCAGCCTTCAGAAACAGACCGAGGTTGTCGGGCTGTCCTGCCTCTATGAGCCAGTCGGAGAACGGCGGCTGGTGGAAGTCGATGCCTGTCTTCCAGTCATCACCAATCTGCTTTACCACACGCCCATATTCAGGAATGACGTGCTTGCGAGGTATGAGCCTCACGCAGTCATAGCAGCGCAATCCGTCACCGTCCTGCACGATGTCGCCCAGCTCTATGAGCGAGTGCCCCCAGTATACGGAATCAAGGGCAAGACGGCACAGCTGCTTAAACCACGACTGGTCGAAGTAATGCAGTGCCTCGTCGCTCTCGTTCCCGGCTGTGTCCACAAGTTTGAACGACTTAGCCATGACGAAGCCTTCACGCTGGCGGACACAGCCAGAAAGGTGGCCGTCAGCGTCAGAGTCGCGATAGATGTCGTAGAGCCTCTGACGGTTCGGCTCATCTACATTGATGGCCATCTGCCACGCCTTGCGCCAATCCGCAATGTCCTTACGGGTGAGCGCATCGGTGGTCCGTTGCAGGGCCATTACAACGTGCTTCACACGCTTGCGGTCTTCCTCCTTGGCAAGATTGAAATTGCCGTAAGGCGTGCGAAGGGTGTTTGTATCTGAACGCCCTGTTAGTCCGCTGAAAAATCTCTTTATATCCATTACCAGTTATGTCTTAAAGGTTTCTGTGAGTGAAAAACAACCCCAATGCCGGACGGTTCCCCTGTCGCATCCATGCAGACGGGCAGGTCAGGCACTATCTTTCCCGCCTGTACACCTTCCAGCCATTTCACGGCACGCTCGTAGCGTTCCTTCCGGATTTCACTGCCCATCTTCTGGGGCATGGCCGATACCATGTGATAGAGGGCTATGTCGCAGGTGTACATGACAATGAGCTTGTTTCGCTCATTGCCCTCTGCTGTGAACACTGCCTTGCAGTCGTAAACAGGTCTGAGATAGCTTGAAATCTCCTCCTGCGCCTCACTCTCGGCATTGGCACGGTTTTCGGCAGAGGTCTGTGATACGGTCTTCAGGGCTGCCTCACCTATGACCACCCTGTAGTCTTCGTCTGTAATAAACATCTGTCACCTCCTTTTCTATACAGTTACATACAATGCGTGCTTCTCTATGTCCGACACCTTTACGCCTTGCGGAAGCGACGGGTGCGCACGAGGTGGCGAATATTCTGTTTTGGAACAACCTTGAGTTCTCCACTCATATTGAGCACATAATACTTCATTCCGAACAAAGTCGACAGTTTGTTGGCTTTGCGGACGGCACGCTTGTATTTCCAAGCGAAAATGATGTTTTTTATCAGTTTTATCATACTACCATGAATTTTTGGCGGTCGGTCTTTTGCCGAACACCGGTTGAAAACTTTCCTGTCTTGCATTGCGCTGCAGGATCCATATCGCCCCCTCGTCAGCGTCCGGTGCATCGTCATGCACACGGCTGCCACGTTCGAGAGCCAGCGTCTGCTCTATGCCCACCTGCATATCGGGTGAGTCCTTGAGCTTCTCATTGTAGTAAACGTAGCCACGTTCCCACAGTGGGCTGACAGCTTCTATACGCTGTATTTTCTCAGGTTTCTTGCGCTTGTCGGGCATAATAGGCAGCTGGTATCCACGCAGGTTGCCCTCCACGGCGAACTCGTCCAGAATGACATCCTGCATGAAGTTCGCCTCCATAAAGAAGAGTATGGCAACTTGGTCCCTCGTTCTTTCGTAGAGGTCATAGAGCCACCGTACCATACCCCCAACCGTGTCCTGCCGTACATAGCAGTCGATGAGATGCAGCTCATTCCCTATCTTGCCCCACAGCCGTGAAGCCTTGTAGTCATTGGCAGTGGTCGATTTGAAAGACGGGTCGGTATAACATACGAGCATATCATACTTGCGGAGCGACGGCATGGGCTTGTACCTTATCCAGTCGGCCCGGAAGATGGTGCCGTCCACGATGGGATTGTGCATCATCTCCTTCTCCCACGCACGATAGCCCACGAAGTCGCGGTACTCCTGTGCGTCTTCCTTGGTCCATTTCTCTTTCCATACCGGCTCACCGTTCTTATCGACCGCCTGAACCTTCGACACGAACACGCCATGCGTTGCTGCGATATTGGCCAGTACGGAGGTCTTTGATATGAGGTTGCCCACCATAAGGAAACGTCCTCGCCCCACGTCGAGCGCGCCGAAGAGAGCCTCCTTCACCCAATCGGTGAGATTGTGCACACGCTTTTCGTTACGGCAGAGTTCGTCATCGTCAAGGTCATCGATGACAATGTAATCCGGACGTGCCTCGCGCTCACGAAGTCCACGCGGCGACTGACCACGGCCAACGGCAAGGAACTTCACGCCGGAGGCTGTCTTGAACTCACCTGCCGTCCACAGTCCGAGGTTCTTCTGCTGACCGAAGTCGGCGATGATACGTTGATTATATTCCAGTTCCGCCTGAATGTCGCCAAGTAGTCGGTTCGCACTATCCTGCGACTTGCCCACCACTACCATAAAGTTGATGAGCCGTTTTGGACGGAGCATGAGCCACAAAGGCATGAAGATGTCAAAGTGGGTGGACTTGGCATGACCGCGCGGCCACATGAAGACTGCCTTCAGGTTCGGTGTTTCCATGACCTTTCGTGCCGCCTGATTGTGGAACGGCGCGTTGTGTACAGTACGCAGTACCTCGCCAGTAGTCTTGTCGCGCAGCGTGAGGAAATGGGGGAAGTAATACTCGCAGAAGGCGGCATAGTTGCTGAGCAGTCTTTCCTTGCGCCTGTCTTTCTGGGCAGGTGTTTCATTGGCAAGTGCCGTGGTGTCCGTAATGGACTGTATGCGCTTGCAGTGTTCCTTCCACTGTTCGAATGCCAGTTTCTTTTCTGCTGCTGTTGCCATACGCCTTCTATTTTATCCCCATCTGCTCGGTGAGGTACATGTCCTGAAATTTGTTGATGGTCTTGATGAGTTCCGGCGTTACGGTCGGGTCGATGGTGGCTCGGTACTCCAGCCATTTGGAGAATGCCATGAAGACCTCTATCGCATCTACGACATTTGCCTTCTTGTCGAGCTTCTCGATGACGGAGGACAGCTTGGCGAGCTTGTCGCCCAGACCTGCTATGAGCGAGGGGTCTTCCGATTCATTCACCTCGGTAATGAGCTTGTCGATGGTGAGCAACAGTTTGTTGACCAGTTCGGGCCGTGTCACGTTCTTTGCTGCCCGCGCCTCTTTCCACCCTTCCGCAGTGCACCACTTGGATATGGTAACCCTTGACACGTCCACTTTCTCCGCTATCTCGTTCTGCTCCATTCCTGCAAGGTAGAGAGAGCGTGCAAGGGATTTTTTCTTTTCTGTTTCTGCTTTTGTCATAATCTGCTTGTATGGTTTTACATAGCAGACGTTTTCAAACGTCTGCTTAGGAGTTCGTTCTCACTGCAAAATTGCCTTATTTTATTGAGCCTGCAAAAAAACGGTGAAGCCGCTTCATAGAAGCGTGCAGTGGTTTCATACTTTTTTGGTAGTCAGTGATTTATGACGTAATATTGCAGTCGAAAATCGAATGTAAAACGCAAATGGGAAAGCGAGTAAGAATATCAAATGACAGCCTGAACAGCTACGGGTTCAGAGTGCTGACGAGCGGCATGGACGTGGCTCAGTACAACCGTAACCCCGTACTGCTCTATATGCATGAGCGCGGCAACGTGGTGGGTTATGTGAAAGACCTGAAAGTGGAGAACAATGAGGTAACCGGTGAGCTGATGTTCGACTGTGCCTCGGAGTTGAGTGAGCGTTGCAAGAAGCAGTTTGAGTTCGGCAGCCTGAGGATGGTGAGTGCCGGTCTGGAGATATTTGAAACGAGCGAGGACAAAGACCTGCTTGTAACCGGACAGACACGCCCGACTATAACGAGAAGCAAACTCTTTGAGGTCAGTATAGCCGATGTTGGTGCCAACGATGATGCGCTCGTGCTTCAGAGAAATGGAAAGGTGATAACCCTCGCAGGGACGGCGACTGCGACCTGCCACTTTTGAACAATAATAACAAACAACAAAAAACAGAAGAAATGGAAAACAAGACCATTGCCCTGCAACTGGGGCTGCCGGAAACGGCAACGGATGCGGAGATCTCAGCAAAGCTCGCGGAGCTGAAAGGGCTGAAGGAACAGAACGTATCTCTGCAGAAAGAGAAGGAGAACCTTGCTTTGGTGAATATCACCAATCTCGTCACGCAAGCCATCGCCGAGAAGCGACTTGAGGAGAAGGACAAAGACCAGTTTGTGGAGCTGGGCAAGAAGATTGGCGCAGAGGAGTTGGAGAAGACCCTGAAGGCGATGCACCCTGCGGTGAAGCTGTCTTCCGTATTGGGACATCAAGGGGGTGCTCCTGCCGGCGAGCAGAAGTACACGAAGTTGAGTGAGGTGCCGGCTGACCAGATTGCGACCCTGCGTTCTGAAAGCCCTGATGAGTACAAGCGTCTGTACAAGGCCGAGTACGGTATCGATTGCGAGATCTGAAAGTATAACCCTTAAAATAGAAAAGATGAACAGAATTTTGATGATGTTTGCTGCCCTGCTGTTCAATGCAATAGCAGGTGCGACGTTAGCCCAGACAGTAGGACTGTCACCGGTAACCGGTGCCTTGGGCATGAATGTGCTTGCTGCCGTAATCGGACAGGCTGCTCCCGCTGGCAGTCTCCGTGAGGGTGTCTATACCGAAATATGGACAGGCGAGTTGGTAAAGTCCTTGCGCACCGGTCTTGAAGGCTCATGGCTGGACGGAGTACCTGACCAGAGTTCCATTGCAAACAACGACGTGATACACCTCGTAGAAGTAGGTGTGGATCCTGACGTACTTGTGAACAACACGACATACCCTATTCCCCTTCAGGCATTGGAAGACAAGGATATTGCCGTGAAGCTGGACAAGTTCCAAACAAAGGTGACACCTATCACGGACGATGAACTGTATGCCATCAGCTATGACAAGATGGCCCGTGTGAAGGAAAGCCACAGCAATGCGCTGAACGATGCCAAGTTCACCAAGGCTGCCCATGCCCTGTGTGCCAAGAACAAGACCGCCAAGACCCCCGTACTGACAACAACCGGTGAGCGTGATGCGGAGACAGGCCGTCTGCGTCTGACACCCAACGACCTTGTGGAGATGAAGCGTGCACTGGATAAGATGAAGGTGCCATCTGAGAATCGCCGCCTTGTCCTCTGTCCTGATCATGTGAACGACCTGCTGCTCGTCAGCCAAAACTTCCGTGAGCAGTACAACATAGACCGCAACACCGGTAAGGTAGGCAAGCTGTACGGCTTCGACATCTTCGAATATGCCAACACACCGCTTTATACCACTGCCGGTGTGAAGAAGGAGTTGGGCTCGACGGCTGCAAAGGGCGAGTTCCAGTGTTCGTTCGCGTTCTATACTCCACGCGTGTTCAAGGCCACGGGTTCGACCAAGATGTATTACAGCGAGGCTTCGACCGACCCGGAATACCAGCGCAACAAGATCAACTTCCGTCATTACTTTATCTGTATGCCGAAGAAAGCAGATGCAGGCGTAGTAATGGCAAGCGGCTATAAGGAGATTCCATAATGGGCAAACCGATGAAGTACCTCGTCATCCACTGCACGGCTACCCCGGAGGGGCGTGAGGTGAGCTCGGCTGAAATACGCCGGTGGCATACCTCGCCCCCACCTGCCGGGCGTGGCTGGAAGCAGGTAGGCTATACCGACCTCTTCCACCTCGACGGGCGTGTGGAGCGGCTGGTCAAGAACAACGAGGACGCGCAAGTGGACCCGTGGGAAGTGACCAACGGGGCATCAGGCTACAACAGCGTGAGCCGGCACATCGTGTACGTGGGTGGCTGCGACAAAGCCATGAAACCCAAGGACACGCGGACGGCTGCCCAGCGGGAGTCTCTGAAACGCTACGTGCAGGATTTCCACAGTAGGTTTCCGCAGATACGCATCGTGGGACACCAAGAATTGAACATCGGCAAGGCGTGTCCGAGCTTCGATGTGCAGAAGTGGCTGCGCGAGATTGGTATAAGACAATAATAAAACAAAAGGTATGGAACTCAGTGAAATTATCAATCTGGTGCTGGGTGGCGGCCTTGTGGCGACGGTGGCAGCCGTCATCACGATGAAATCGACCGTGAGGAAAGCGAAAGCGGAAGCAGAGAAAGCGTTGGCTGACGCCGAGGCAGTCCGGATTGACAACACTGAGAAAGCCACCCGGATACTGATAGAGAACATCGTAAACCCCTTAAAGGAAGAACTCAATGAAACAAGAAAGGACCTCAATGCGACAAAGCGCGAGATGGCACGGCTACGCAAGGCAATCGATGATGCTAACAGCTGCCGTTACAGTGATGACTGTCCTGTGCTTAAGCGGATGCGCGTCGAGCAGAAAGACCGCAAGCACGGTGACACAGGAGAGCCACGAGGAGAGCCTGCACGCCGTGGACAGCATGGTGAGCGTTGTAGAAACATGGCAAACGCCCGTGAAGGTGCCGATGTCGTCGGTGAGCCTGACCCTTGCGCTGGACAGCTCCATCTGCTGCCTCAAGGGGCAGCCTACACGGCGAAGCAGGGACAGGCGAGCGTGAAAGTGAAACGGAGGGCTGCGACGGGGAAAGAGCCTGAGCAGTTGGTCATAGAAGCCAACTGCGATTCTCTGGAACTGGTGGCGGTAAGTTACTCAAAAACCATCAGCACACTGAAGCGACAGCTGAAAGAGGCTAAAAAGGTGAACAGCGAGTTGAAGGAAACGTCAAAAGAACGCTCCTCGAACGGTCTTAGAACCGTATTCATCGCCTTTATCGTCGGAGTGGCGACCGGCATAGTATCAACCCTATTAACAAGAAAGATATGGCAAAAAGTGTTTTAGACGGAACCGACCTTATCCTCTCCATCGGGGGGAATGCGCTCGGCTTTTCCACCGGTTGCAAGGTTTCAACCTCTGCCGAAACGGGAGAGCGTGTAACCAAGGAGGCTTCCGGTGGTAAATGGAAGGAAAGTTACATCAAGAGTTTCTCGGAACAGATTACTGCAGACGGTGTCGTGCTGACGGATGGTAGTGATGAAGTCCCGAGTTATGACCAGCTGAAAGATGCTATGCTGAAGGGAGAACCCGTCGACGCGGCATATAACCTTCGTGATGGTGACAAACGCACGGGCAAGACCAGTGGCGGATATAACGGCAAGTATCTTATTACGTCATTGGATCTTGACGGTCAGGCAGGTGATGATGCAAAGTACTCCATCACCTTGCAGAACAGCGGTGCGATAACAAAGAATGCTACCGGATTGACAGGCAGTAGTCCTAAACCTGCCAGCGGTCATTAAAAGTGGAAATTATGGACAAAAACAAACTCAACAAGCTGAGGATTGCCGGCAAGGAATATCCCTGCCGTGTAACCATGGGGGCAATGGTACGCTTCAAGAACGCGGCAGGCAAGGACGTGAGCGAATTGAAGCAGACCGATATTTCTGAACTGGTACTGTTCATCTTCTGCTGCGTGCAGAGTGCATGCCATGCGGACCACGTGGACTTCGATATGGACTTCGAGACGTTTGCCGACTCGTTGGAGCCGGACAGTGTCAACTCCTTTTACGAGGACATGGCTGCCTCACAAAAAAAACGGAGAATCCTGTGCCGGGCAGATAAGCATTGACGAACTGCTGGGTATAGCCTTGGGGTGCATCGGGATGGGCAGAGATGACTTTGAACGGTGTACCCCTTTTGAGTTCTACGAAGTATGGAACCGATGGGGACAGCAGCATAGGGACAGCGAGCGTGGTGCATGGGAACGGGCAAGAGTAATGGCCATGTTCTTTATTCAGCCATACGTAAAAGGCAAGCTGACGGCACATGACGTTCTTCCGCTTCCATGGGACGAGGAAGACAGCGATGCCAAGGGCGAGGAAATCAGCAAGGAAGAATTCAACAGGCGTTTCGAGGAAGCGAAACGGCGCAACGGATTAAAATAGTACAACCAAGATGGCAAAGGCAGTAGAATTTCAGATCAAGATAAAAAGCGGCGACGGCAGCGTCTTGAAAAACCTGACCGTTGAAGCTACCGGACTTGAGGAGGCATTGGAAAAGGTAGGTGAAACGGCGCGCAGCACAGGCTCTCAGCTGAAGGAAATGGCAGCTAAGAGCATGATATTCGAGGGTGCCATGCGTTCCATAGAAACCCTCCGCGACATGGTGGGCGGACTGGCAGCACCTTTCAACAGCTTTGAGACGGCTATGCGGAGTGCCAATACGATGGCAGGAAAAAGCGGTGAGGATTTTGATGCGCTCTCAGAAAAGATTGTCGGGCTGAGCAAAAACATACCATTGGCTCGTGAGGAACTTGCCAACGGATTGTACCAGACCATTTCCAATGGTGTGCCGGAGGATAACTGGATAGGCTTCTTGGAGCAGTCAAGCAAGGCTGCTGTCGGCGGACTTGCCGATTTGGGACAGACGGTAACCGTAACCTCAACCCTTATCAAGAACTATGGACTGAGCTGGGATCAGGCCGGGGCTATTCAGGACAAGATACAGATGACAGCCAAGAATGGTGTAACCAGCTTCGAGCAACTTGGTCAGGCATTGCCCCGTGTCAGCGGAAGTGCTTCGCAGCTGGGCGTTTCAATGGACGAACTCATGGCCGTCTTTGCGACGACTACCGGTGTTACCGGTAATACGGCAGAGGTGTCCACCCAGCTGGCAGCAGTCTTGAACGCACTTATCAAGCCGTCTGCCGAAGCGACACAGGCAGCAGAGGCTATGGGTATTGGATTCAATGCCGCAAGTGTGCAGGCTGCAGGAGGTCTTGAGAACTTCCTGCTGGGATTGGACGCAAGCATTCAGGAATATTCGGGCAAGACCGGACAGCTTAGCGAAACGATTTATGGACAGCTGTTCGGAAGTGCGGAGGCACTCCGCCTGCTCGGTTCATTGACTGGCGAGCAGAAAGACAAGTTTTCAGAGAATATTGGTGCGATGGCAGATTCTGCAGGCACAATAGATACAGCCTTCAATGAAATGTCAAGTACAGGGGACAGCGTCGGACAGATGCTGAAGAACCAAGTACAATCCATGCTTGACTGGGCGGGCTCATTGGCCAGTACATCCGCCCCTTATATGGAGATGATAGCCAACACGGGACTGGCGTTAATGAGTATGGCACAACTGAAGGGTGGGCTGGTAGCTGTCGTGTCCGGATTGAGGGCTGTCAAGATTGCCACACTCGCACAGGCAGCAGCCTCAAAGATTGCCGTACTTGCTTCTAATGCTTGGAAAATTGCACAGATAGCATTGAATTTCGTACTGAGTGCCAATCCCATAGGTATAGTCATTATGCAATAGCCGGACTTGTTGCCATATTAGTGGCAGCCTATAATAACAGTGAGACCTTCCGCAATATATGCGGCCAAGTATGGGCTGTGGTGAAGAACTTGGCTTCAGCAGTATGGGACTTTCTTGTCAAAGCCTTTGAAAGGGCAAGTGCTGTCATAAAAGCGGCATGGGAATGGGTAAAGAAGTTTTTCGGCATTGATGACAGCGGTCCGGTAAAACAGACTGATGGAATAGAAAAGCAGACCAAGGCACTGAAAGAAAACACGAAAGCAAAGACCGCCAATGCGCAGGCGGCGCTTAAAGGAAACAAGAAGTTCAACGCCCCTGTCGGCGACAAAAAGAAGAAAGATAAAAAGAAGACCAAGAAGGAAACCGACCCGTACGACGGAAAGAACCTCATAGCCAATGCCACGAGCTACAAGGAACTTGGCAACAATATCCAGTATTACCAGAACAAGCTCGAAACGACAAAAGGGACGGAGACAAAGACCATATCGCTTTATGCCAAAAAGATTGCCCTGCTTCAGAAGCAGCAGGAAGCCATCAGCCGTATTCAGGAGCAGGCTGCACACCCATCTGAACTGAAATCCCTTGAGGATATTAACAAGGAGATTAGCTATCAGCAGGGGCTTCGGGAACGTGCCACGAAATCGGAACTTGCCGGAATTGACAAAGAGATAAGCCGTTTGAACGACCTTAAAACAGCTTTCGAACGCAATGCGCACATTGATGTCGGCATTGACAAGATAAGGACATACAGGCAGCTGGAGGAGGAAGTGCGGTATTATTCTGACCTGCTTAAGACGGCTACGGCGGAAGAACGTATCGAAATCCAGAAGCAGATCAATGCACTGAATGACCTGCGCAGGAAGTGGGACGATACACTGGACGAGTTGAAGAAGCCTGAAGATATTTCAAGGCTGGACAGCATAGAAGAACTGGACAAGGCTATCAGCTACTACGAGTCCAAACAGAAAAAGGCAAGTGCCTCGGAAATATCCGGGATAGAACGCACCATCATGACCTTGGAGAAAAAGCGTGATGCCATGAAACAGCTGACGCGTATTCCAGAACTGCAGGACGAGGTGGACAAACTTAACGGTATGAACGGCAGGGAACTTACGATGGAGCTGCGGGTAATGGGCCTGGACGGAGTGAAAAAGCGTATCAAGGAGCTACAGAATATGCTCTCGGACACGAAGAACCCAATGGACGAAAGCCAGCGTGCCGAAGTGAACAAACTGGTTGGGAGTTATGAGAAATACCAGAAAATACTTAAAAAGAGCAATGTAACGGTAGAGAAATCGTGGAGTTCTCTCAAAGGTATAGGTGGCGGTATCTCTTCATTGACAGATGCGCTTCAGGGTAACCGTGGGGCTTGGGAAACCATTACCAGTGTAGTCGATGCGGCTATACAGATTTATCAGGGGGTAAACAGTATTATAGCAATCATCAATGCGCTGACAGCAGCAACGGCAACTTCCAATACCGTTGTGGCGGCCAGCGGTGTTGCGACAGCTACCGCCACGGCAGCCAAGGTCGCCGCTGCCCCTGAAGAGGTTGCCGCTGCAACGGTATCCACGATTGCGGTCAAGGCTCAGGCTATGGCATACCGGGAACTTGCAGCTTCCGAGTTTATGGCAGCCCACGCCTATATACCGTTTGCAGGTGCAGGTATCGCTGCCGGCTTCATCGCTATGATGGAAGGACTGGTGGCTTCTGTTGCCGTCACTCCGTTTGCCAATGGAGGTCTGGTGTACGGACCGACTCTCGCCCTTATGGGAGAATATGGCGGTGCAAGTTCCAATCCTGAGGTAATAGCACCGCTTGATAAGCTGAAGTCCTTGATAGGTGATACAGGGGGCGGTTTCAGCGGCAGACTTGAAGCAAGACTGAAAGGTCGCGACATCGTGATAGCACTTGCCAACGAAACACGCATCAACCGAAAGAAGACGAACATAAAACTATAAGGCAATGTATATACACGGACATTTCTACAATGAGTGGAACGACCGCATAGAGGTTCACATCCTGACCCACGGCGACAGGGGGCAGGAGTTGGAAATCGGCGAGGGCAGCGAGATAGACTGGACTGACGACCCCGTGGACATCACGAGCGAGGTGAGCGACACCTTCGATGTGCTGCTACGCCATCAGGCGAGCGTGAGGCTGCTGGTGCGCAACTTCGTGCCGGACTTTTTCTGCGCCTCGTGCCGGGACGCAGTGGTGAACATCTACCGGGAAGGGAAGTGCCTGTTCGCCGGCTTCGTGGAGCCACAGACCTACTCGCAGGGCTACAACGAGGAACAGGACGAGATAGAGCTGAGCTGCATCGACGTGCTGACAGCCCTGCAATACGCCAAGTACGGCAACGTGGGTGCGCTGGGCGTGCTTTACGGCGTGGTGAAAGCCTCTGCGAGTCAGAGGACGATGCTGGACATCATCAAGGAGATAATGGCGGATATGACGGCAGGGCTTGACATCAAAGGCGGTCATTCCCTGCGCTTTCTTTATGACGGCAGCCGTGCCGTGGACAGCCTGACGGCGAACAGACACGCCGTGTTCGGACAGCTCTCGGTGAGTGAGTTGCTGTTCCTCGGCTCTGACGAGGACGAGGTATGGCAGCAGGACGAGGTGCTGGAGGAAATGCTGAAATACCTGAACCTGCACATCGTTCAGGACGGTTTCACTTTCTATATATTCTCTTGGGAGAGCGTGAAAGGAAACGACAGCATATATTGGCGCGACATTGTGGGCGGCGAGCGTTTGCCGATGAACCGCCGGACGGTGGATATTTCCACAAAGAATGTTACCGGCACGGACACGACCATCAGCGTGGGCGAGGTGTTCAACCAGATACTGCTGACCTGCAAGATAGAGAGCGTGGAGAGCGTTATCGAAAGTCCTCTGGACGATGACCTGCTGAAAAGCCCTTTCAGCAATAAGCAGAAATATATGACGGAGTACAGCTGCGACGGCGAAGGAAAAAGGGCTATCGGTGCTTTTGATGCTATAACGCACGGAAATCCGACGGATTATGACGGTGCGAAAACCACGGACTGGTTTATGCAGGTGATGGGTAATGCGCAGTGGTCGTTCCCGAGGAATGGCAAGGGAAACCTGATGGAACTGTATTGCTCGGACAATAGGAATCAACAGGTTCTTCCAAATATACTTGGAACGGAGCCGGGGACGGCGATAGTTGCCTTGGGGAAGGTGGAAAGGAAGAGCGCAGGTACAGACAACTCACCCGTGTCGAAAGTGCCGATGACTAACTACCTCGTCGTGAGCGTGAACGGCAATGGTGAGGATCGGGACGAGCACAAGGTATATCCAAATGAAGCCACGCTGAAAGCGGGCATACCCTGCGCAGTGTATACCGGCAACACGACGGGTGGCGTCTTTTCCCCATCGGACGAGAACACGACAAACTATATCGTGCTGAGTGGAAAGATAGTGCTGAATCCGGTAATGGCCGTAACCGACACTTTTAAGGCTATATACAACTACAAGCCGACCTTCCATTATAATCCATTATTAGGAGGTGGTATCAATCAGTGGTGGCACCGAACTGTTCCGAGCAGAGACAACAGCGACGGGCGTTACTACACGCAGCGTTGGTGGCGCGCGGAGACACCTGGATCTGAACCCCAGTGGGACGAAGCCACAGCGCACGCTGGTGCCTTTTACGGAAACAGGACCGGAGGAATATGAATTCAAATACAGTTCCATAGGCGACAGTAGCGACCAAATATCGAAAATCGCCGTGTTTGCCTGTATGCTGATTATCGGGGACAAATGCGTAGTGGAGAAAGGAACTGCCGGACAACCCGGCGACTTTGAATGGAGAATATACAAGCCGTTGGAAAAATGCGCAAGCGAGGACGAATACTATCAGCAGAGTTTCACGATAGGCTTCGACCCGAAAATCGGGGACAAACTTATCGGCACGAAGTTCGACTTGCAGAACAACATCAGCTACGAGCTGGGCATAGATGCGGAGGGCACGGCTATCCCTATCAGAAAAAAAGACAAAGTGAGCGGGCAGGTCAGGTTCATGATACTGGGTCCTGTGAACTCCATGTGGGACGTGATTACACGCAGGCATCCGACCTTCTTCCGGCATACGAAATGGGGTAGCAGCACGATACCCCTGCTGGCACACGTGAGCAGCATATTCGTGGAGTCGTTCGAGGTGAAGGTTTATAGCGATAACGGACTGGTGAACAACACCGGGGACAACGATATCGTGTATATGAGCGACACGAAGGAACGTTTTGTGAACAGGAAAGACGACGTGGAGTTCAGGATAAGTTCTGCGCTGACTTCTTCGGAGAGCCGGAACCTTGGAGTTACGGACAGCGTGAAGATGAGTACACCGATGAATACGGACACGGGCGAGGGTGTGCGGTCCGTGTATGACCACGTGCGCAGGGAAGCCGGTAAGCCGGAGCAGTTCTATGTGGACAGCTACTACAACGAATACCACGAACCACGCATACAAATGGTTCAGAAACTGGTAGACACGGAAGGCGGTATCGTGGATATGTTCGCCCATTACCGGCACCCGGCTATGGACAGGACATTCTTCGTTCAGGGTATCAGCCGGAACCTTGAATCGGGCGAGGCGGAAATGACAATAAAGGAGATAGAACGATGATTGATGTAAAGATAATCAGGAAGCCGAAAAACGAGGGAACGACCTCAGCTCTCAAGACGGGTGGCACCGCATACGGGGGAATGGCGGTGAAGGAAGCGGCGCACGCAGCCAAGGCCGATATTGCGGAACAGGCTAAGGAGGCAGCGCATGCGGCAGAGGCTGACCATGCCAAGAAAGCTGACCTGTCAGGCAATGCGGAACGTGCCAAATATGCGGAAGAAGCAGGACATGCCAAGGAAGCTGACCACGCAAAAATGGCAGATGACTCCGACCGGTGGGACAACCGGCAGTTTGATGACTATATGGATCAGCCGGTACGTACAGGTGACCATGTGCAGTTTGCTTCCGTGGAAACGGACAGCATCCGCAGTGCCGGAACATTTGTTGACGGACTGCTTGGCGAGGGCTTTAAGTTGTGGAGAGATGAAGATGGTGTAACCTATCTTTGTATCGACAAACTGACGGTACGGCAGACCATGACGGTACTGGAGCTGCTCATTGAGAAGATGCGCAGCTAGGCGGTATGATCTGCGTGAGCGCGGCCAATGGCAAGATAAAGGCAGTCAGCGAACAGGACAGCTCCTATTACATAGAGTTTGAACAGGACAACACCTTCGAGGCACACGACCTGATGCGCTGCCAAACCTTCAGTGGTGGGCAGATGAAGCATTATTGGGTAGAGGTTGCTGAAACGGATACCAAGGGTGTGAAAATAGCCAAGACGGAATTCACAGGAGCACTCCCGGAAGTCAGCGACGAGGTTGTGCTGATGGGAAATACCGAGAATAGACAACGGCAGAACATCATTCTCATTTCAGCCACGGAAGACGGCCAGCCACGCATCGACGTGATGGACGGCGTGAAGGCAAAGAACTTCAAGGACTGTCTGCGTGCCCGTCTTGGCAACCTTGACGGTATCAATGATGACCGGTTCCCGGCAGACCAGCAGCCTCACGGCAACGGTCTTTATAGTGACAATGCCTATTTGAAGGGAACTTTCCTACTTGTAACAGGTGAGGATATCAAGACAAAGTTCGAGATAACCGAGGGCAAGATAGCAAGCAGCGTGAGTGCGCTGCGTCAGGACTTTGCTACAGAGAAAGGATACCTGAACAATCCGAGCTTCGACGAAGGACTGTCCAAATGGCTGACCGAAAACGAGACTGTATTTTGGATGGTTGGCAACAAATGGGTATGGGCCAACGACAAAGTGCTCACTAAGAAAGGCGACGGTGCCAGCGTTACGAAAGATGACGGGCGTATTGTGGTGCGTATCAGGAACAAATACATATCTCAAAAGAATGCGAGTCTAAAGGGTGTTCCTCCGATGAGCACAAATAGTAACGGAAAGAAAGAAGCCCTGCCAATCTATCTGAGCTTCTTCTACCGCTGTGCCACAGAGGGCACGCTGAAGGTGCGATTCGAGAATGTGGACAAGACCGGCTTTGAGAACTTCAACTCGCTGGAGGTGAAGGAGGTGCTTGCGCCGACGGAGGGATACAAGCAATACACCTGCAACGGACTTTGGAACGGCACGGGCGACTTCAAGCTGAGCTTTACGGGCGACATCTACCTTTATATGCTAATATTGAGTACGGACAAGATTGAGAGCCTGACCTACAAGTACCGCACGCTGTTCGAGCAGAGCGAGAAACTGGTGAAGATTGCCGCCCAGAATTTCGACAAGGACGGGCGTGTGCTTGCCGAGAGTGGCATCATGGTAAAGGCTGAGGGTAGCGGCATCTACGCACAGGGACCCGACGGCAAGCTCGCTCTTATTGGTGTGGCAGTGGAAGAAGCCGACGCAGACGGTAATACGCATACAGTCATCAAGTTGCTTGCCGACAACATCAAATTGGAGGGACTGGTAACGGCGAACGGCAATTTCAGAATACTTCCCGACGGTAGCATTGAGGCAAAGAACGGAAAGTTTGGAGGCGATGTCAATGCTGAGACAGGATACATTGGCGGATTTGCCATCAGTGGAAACCATATCGGTGTGTCAAGCCGTGTATTGCAGCCGGACGGTAGCTATAAAGTTGTGGATGACAGGGATGGTTTGTTCCTGTATGACACGATGATAGGTTTCAACGCCAAAGACCGGCAGGCAATTTTCGGAACATGGAACAGCCTTGGGCAGCCTATGCTCGCAAGGCTTGTAGACACGGCAACGGACTATACCGACAGCGACGCAAGAAATGGGGCTTCTTGCCAAAATACGGTATCGTGTTCGATATAGAGAACTCCATGAACGGAAACTTCGCCTTTGCAGGTAAGGGAAGCGGTGCGCTAAATGGATTTGTGGACGGATTCCGCTTTGATAAGGTGAAAGTGGACAATGCCAATACCATCTATGATGTAGAAATAAAAGACAGCAACCGTCTGGTTGTTGCGTGTACAGTAGGCAACTCCGGCATAGCACTGCCCCGTCTTTCTGCGATGCGTTCTGCTCTGGGTATAGGACAGAACACACCATTTGCCTTCCGACTGATCATTACCTCCGATTTAGGAGCGAGCGACTTTGTGATATTCGGCCGTAACAAGACCAAAAACAGCAAGCAGGAGACACCTTGGGACAAAGAAAACTATCCGCTGCTTACCACTTGGAATGGCGAACAGTGGGGGGATATGACAATGGGACAAGGAGACACTGTGGAGTTGCTACTGGTGTATGATCCGGAGCGCACTGCACAGATAGATGGCTTCAGCACTCAGTATACTGCGAGAATAATCAACAGACAGAATTAGCAACAAATAACAAATATAAATCATAACGATATGGCACTGACAGAACAAGAAAGACAGGATTTGAAGCAGGACATACTCTCACAAATCAAGAGCGAGAGCCAGAGTGTAACCGAGCTGCAGGAGGTGCAGAGCCTCGACGGTGTGAAGACCTTGCCAGCGATGCGCGGCGAGGAACTGGTAACGGTTCCGATAAGTCTGCTGGGCAAGCCTGCCATTGATGCGGCAGTGCAGGCTCAGGCAGCCAAGAAGGCGGCAGATACCGCGGCGGGAAAGGCCGGGCAGGCAGCCACCAATGCCGACACGAAGGCACAGGCAGCACAGGAGGCAGCGCAGGCAGCAGGAAAGGCCGTGGAAGAACTCGAACAGGTTAAGACCTCCGCCCAGCAGGTCATCGACCAGTACGAAGATGTGGCAGTACAAGCCCTGAACGGAGCCACGGCGCGCTTTGACGGCATACTGGCAGACGCCGCTATTGAGCAACAGAGTGCCTCGACGGTAGCCGGTGTGTACTTCATTGCCTCCAAGGGGGTGTTTGCCGGTAAACACGAGGGGAAGTATTACGGCAACTGGCCGGGTGCCGACCTCTACCTCACCGAGAACAGGAATGAGATACGCAAGGATAAGCTCTATCTGCTGGGCTCCGTGCTCTATGTATGGAACGAGGCAGGCGGTGAACTTTCGGAAATCACTGGCAGCGGAGGTGGAAACACTATCAATGTAACAGCAACCTATCCCCTTGAGAGCGGCTATTACACGTTAGGGGCAGCCATCAAGGTGGTTGAGGAAAAGAAGCGTGCCAAAGGCTGCTGCATCACCTTTGAGGAAAGTCTGGGTAAATGGCGCACGAAGCAGTTTGTCGGAACCAACATCGACAGCTGGGAGCAGGAAGCCAGTTGGGAGGACTTCGGCGGCGCAGGCACGATAAAGAGCCTGACGGTGAACGGCAGGAAGCAGACAGCCGACGCAGAGGGCAACGTGAGCCTCACGATAGACAATATCGACGTAGACGAGAGCCTCGACGCTGACAGTACCAATCCTGTCCAGAATAAGGCCGTGGCAGCCAAACTCAATGAGGTGGAGGCAGGTACCGTCTTCGGCATGACGGCTGAACTGAGCGACGATGAGAATACGGTGCGCCTCGCGCTTACCAACAAGAGCGGCGCGGAAATAGCCTCGGCTGACATTCCTGCAGGCGGCAGTGGAGGCAGTGGCGGTGACAGCAGCGCCACGAAAATAGTGCTTACCGCCGGCGTGGACAAGACCACCATCAAGGAGGGTGATGCCGTAAAGCTGACCTACACCTACGACCACCAAGGGGCGGACGGCGAGAGCACGGGGCAGAAAGCCACGGTACAGGTAACCATCAAGCGCGGAGCCACAACGACATACAGCGAAACCATCAAGGAGGTGGGCAAGGGCACCTATACCCTCGACCTCACCAAGTACCTGCTGCTGGGTACGAGCGACATCTATGTGATAGCCACGACCACCGACCCTACCACTGGCAAGCGCAGCGCAGGCAAAGCTATGTGTCGGTCAAGTCCGTCACCCTGTCGCTCTCCACCGCGTACAACCTCGCGTCGGGGCTGTTCTCCGGTGGATACGGCAGTTCGGAAACGGTGAGCATACCGTTCACTGTGAGCGGAAGCGGCACGAAGACGGTCTTCCTCTATGTGGACGGCACGCAGCGGAACGCCGAGACGATAAGCCGCAGCGGAACGACCAACAGCAGCTTCAATCTGTCCATGAGTGGCCTGTCCGTGGGGCGGCACACGGTACAGATGGTAGCAGAGGCAGAGGCTGGCACGCTGACCCTGAAGAGCGAGAGCGTCTATTTCGACATTCTGAAAGCCGGGCTCAACTCGCCGTTCATCGGTCTGATGATTACCCACCCGGACGGTAGGATACAGACGGCACAGGAGCATCTGAAACCGGTCATCAGCGTGGGGCAGTACGAGCCGTGCGGGTTCAGGTTCGTTGCCTATGATCCCAACCAGACTCCGGCTACCCTTTCAGTAAAACGGAATGACACGCTCCTTCAGACCGTCAGCGTGCCGAGAACGATGCAGACCTACCAGAACAGGTTTACCGAGAAGGGACGGCAGACGATGGCGTTCACGACAGGCACTGCTACCTATACCCTTTACATTGACGTGGAAGAGAGCGGAATCGATATAGGCGAGGCTTCATACGGTCTGCAGGTACGGCTGAGTCCTGCCGGCAGGAGCAATGGTGAGAGCAATCCTGCAAAATGGGAATCGAACGGCGTTAAAACAGCATTCGAGGGCTTCGACTGGTCAAGCAACGGCTGGACAGGCGACAGCCTGAAACTCTCCAACGGTGCCAAGGCCATCATCGGCTACGAGCTGTTCAGGGAAGATGCCGGCGCAAACGGTATGACTATTGAAATGGAGTTCAAGGTAACAAACGTGATGGACCGTACCGCTGAGGTCATCAGCTGCATGAACGGCGGCAAGGGACTGAGCGTAACCCCTGTGGAGGCAAGTATCAAGACCGGAACCATCCTGCATTACACCAATGAGGAAGGTGCCGACGCAAGCCGTGAGATAAAGATCGGTACGAAGTTCGCCCCGGAAGAGTGGTTGAAGGTCGCTTTTGTCATCGGCAAACGAACAGATGGGCGGCTGATGGAATTGTACGTGAACGGTAACCGTGCCGGTGCGGACATATACGACGGCAGCTACTACTTCCGTCAGGACAGTCCCGTGGGCATTACCCTGTCAAGCGAGGCGGCAGACCTTGAGATGCGGAACATACGCATTTACAACCGTCCTCTTACCGATGACGAGGTGTTGGAAAACCGCATGGTCGATGCGGGCAGCACGGAGGACATGATGCGTATATGGGAGGAGAACGACATCATCGGTGAGACAGGAGATGTCGACATCGATAAGCTGCGTGCCAAGGGCAAGGGCGTGCTGCGCATCGTGCGCAAAGGCGGACTTGACGAGGTGAACCAGACCAACAATAAGAAGACTGACTTCTCCGCCGACGTGTATTTCTACAGTCCCTTCGGCAAGGAGTATGACTTCATCCTGCGCGACTGCTATATCCGCATACAGGGTACCAGTTCCACCAAGTATCCGAGCAAGAATATCCGCATCTACTTCAGCAAGGGCGGTGCGAACCTCAGCCTTGAGGTGAACGGTCAGGTTGTGGAGAGCAGGAAGTACAGCATGCGCCCTGGAGCCTTGGCAATGAACCTCTACTGTATGAAGAGCGACTATTCGGACTCGTCGATGAGTCTGAACACCGGCGGTGCCAAGCTCTTCAACGACGTGATGAAGGAACTGGGACTTCTGACACCTCCACAGCGCTACCAGTACGAGCAGGGCGGGAAGAGCCTCAACGCCATAACGGTGCGCACGGCTATCGACGGCTTCCCTATCGACGTGTTCAGCGCGGAGACGGCAGACGGTGAGAGTACCTATTTCGGCCAGTACAACTTCAACAATGAGAAATCCAAGAGCGGGAAGCTCTTCGGCATGGAAGGCGTGGACGGATTTGTCCCTGAATGCCCGCTGACTTTGGAAACGCTGAACAACGGAGAGAAAGCGTGCTTGTTCCAAAGCGAAAGCGACGAGGACCTTGCCGCCAACTTCGACGCAGGCTTGGAGACCAACGTGCCGGACGACGTGAAGTGGGCAGGATTGTCCGAGACGCAGCAGACTGCGCTGAAACGCCTGTTCGCTTGGATAAGGCTTGCGTGCCGGAAGGAGCCAAGGCGGACGACCTCACGACATTCAGGAGCGCGAAGTTCGTTTCAGAAATAGAACAATACTTTGACAAGGACTTCCTGCTTACCTATTATATCCATACCGACTACCATGCCAGTGTGGACCAGCGTGCCAAGAACATGCTGCTGCGCACATGGAACGGCAAGCTGTGGTACATCACCTATTACGACGGCGACACGCAGGACGGCAAGCGCAACGACTGCTTCCTTGCCTACGACTACACCCTCGACCGGAACACATGGGACGCGGAGGCAAGCAAGTACGCCTTCGAGGGCAGGGAGAGCTGGCTTTGGAACCTCGTACTGGCCAACTTCGGCGACGACCTGAAACGCTGTGCAGCCAACTACCGCGCGAAGATGACACCAGAGCGCGTGTTGTCCATGCTCACCGTGGAGCAGATGGGCAACTGGAGCGACAGGGCCTACAACAAGAGCGGCTACCTGAAATACATCCGCCCGGCTATGGTGGACACCTACGGCAAGAAGTGGCCGTTCATCTATGCCCTGCAAGGCAACAACAAGGCGTTCCTGACCTATTTCGTCAGAAACCGCTTCGCCCTGCTCGATGCGAAGTACGGCACGAGCAGCTTTACCTCTGACAACATTGACCTCTATATGTCCCGGACAAACGCGGACGCGGCGGATACGCTCAGGATAACCGCCGGCGAGGTTTACGCATTCGGCTACGGCACGAACAACAGCCCGAACCTCGGCAACAGCGGAATCGTGGAAGCGGGCAAGACGGCTGAACTGAAGATAACTGGTGCCTATACGGTGAACGACCCCCTGCGCGTGTATGGCGCAAGCCGCATGCAGGTTTTGGACATGACGGACGCAGCCGACCACCTGAAGAACGGACTTGACCTCGGCAAGTGTACCTCACTTAGGGAGTTGAACCTCCATTCGGGCACGGAGGGCAGCACGATGGTGGCTGAACATCGGCAGTTGCCGTCAGCTCAGGACGGTGAACCTAAGAAATCAGCGACAAGCCAAGACAGGTGGCAGCACCTCCACGGAACTTGATTTCTCCAACCAGACCAAGCTGGAGTATCTCGATGCACGCGGCACACAGCCAAAGAGCATTACATTCGCCAAGGGTGCGCCTGTAACGACAGCCCTGCTTCCCGGCACACTGAATGTACTGAGGCTCGAATATCTGACCAAGCTGACGGTAAACGGTCTGAGCCTTGAAAGTTATTCAGGCGTTAAGACGCTCATCGTGGACGGCTGCCCGAACATCAACTGGGAAACGCTGCTTCTGCGCTGTACTGGCGTGGAGCGTCTGCGTGTAACCGGTATTGAAAAGACCGATGACGGCACTTGGCTGAACCGATTTGCCAATATGGGCGGTGTGGACGCAGAGGGCAATGCCACCGAGACCTGTGCTCTGGTCGGTACGGTACAGCTTACCAAATATGTGGAGGAAGAAGAGTACGGCAGGCTGTGCGCCCACTTCCCCGAACTGAACATCAGGCAGCCGGACTATACAATGATAGAGTTTGACGATTCCATAGCCGATGACGTCAATGTAACTAATCTCGACAACGGCACAGGATACCGGAGCAGCACGCCATACAAGCCGAGCGGTCATATCTCGGCCATTATGAAGCAGCGGCACAGGGTACTGGCCAAGGTTATAAAGAAAGCCACGACGCGCAATGTGAACATGGCAGGACAGGACATGGTCGTTCCCAACCTTGACGGTGAGGTCATCTACTATCCGTTGGATGACAGGGACAGCAACAAGTATGCAGACGGCACGGAGGCGAAGCTGGACGGCACTGAAGGCGACTGGATGATGTACGAGCCGTTCTTCTGGTACAAGGGTATCAATGACTATCTCAAAGGCAGACACTACAGCTGTTACAGCAGCAATGACAGTGCCCACAGACCGGTCAGCCCGGAGGCTACAGTATTGATGGTGAAAGAGGTCAAGAATGCGCAGAATGGCTTTGTGTCCGACAAGAAGATAATGAGTGGCAAGAAAACCTTGCGCGACTCCTACACGAACGATACAGCATATAGCGTCTGCAAGGTGAGCGTTGAGGGCTTCAAGCGGGTACGCTTTCCAAGCGTTCCCGGCACGAACCTCATCGGTTCCATATTCGTGGACGCAGAGGGTAAAGTTATCAGTTCTGTCGTGGTACCGACTATCGGCAACAAGTTCGAGGCAGGTATGTACCTTATTGCCGACATTCCTGAGAAAGCCGTGAACCTGCACTTCACTGTCCTCAATACGGCAGAGTTCGACTGTGTTGTACTGAGTAATAGCGACAGGATAGAGGATATGGAGCCTGATTGGGTTGCCAGTGATGAGCACCTGTGCGCCGTGGTAGGCTCGACCGTTATCGGCTCCAAGCTGCGGGCGGCCATTACAGGCGGCAGCACGACTGCGAGCATGACGTGGACGGACTTCCATTATTACAGCGTTCAGCGCGGTATGCAGCAGATAGATGCGTTGATGCACTCTCGAATTGCCAACCTGTTCTATGCGTGGTACGGCCGTCTGAATGTGCAGGAGCAGTGCGGAGCAGGACAGCATACGAATACACGTACAACGGGGGGTACAGCGTCAAGGGGTATGACTGACACAATAGGCTATGAAGAAGCGAAGAGCATAAACGGCAACGTAACGAACAGCCTTGTGGACAATGCCGTCCACCAGTTCGCTTGGTACAAGAGTGCAGACGAGTACGGTGGTGCCGCAGTGACGCAGGTGAATAACATCTGCTGCCTCGGCTATGAGGATATATACGGGCATAAGTGGGATATGATGGACTGTGTGGATGTACCAAACGACAGTGGCAATGTCGGTAAATGGCGCATCTTTATGCCTGACGGCTCTGTCCGTATGGTAAAGGGAATGACGAGCAGCACGTGGATAACCGCAGTGGCCCATGGCAGATATATGGACGTCATACCGGTGGGAAATGTAGCCGGTTCGTCTTCCACCTCCTATTCGGACTATTATTGGTTCAATGGTGGCAGTTCCCGTGTTGTCTATCGTGGCGGCAACTACGCGGACCCGAGCTGCGGTGTGTCGTACACGAATGCGAGTTACGATGCTTCGGGCTCGTTCACGAGTGTCGGTTCGCGTCTGGCCTTCCGCGGTAAAATCGTGAAAGCGCAGAGCGTGGCAGCATACAAGTCGGTCAGCGAGGTGGCGTAAGCCGTAAAGCGGGAGCGAAGCGACAAAGCGAAAGAACGGCGTTGGAGGATAATTCCAACGCCGTTCTAATATTGGTATACCGGCGAAGCCGGTCGATTTTTAGAAAGAAAATAAAGAGGTGCTTGGGTACGTTTCGTTTTACGAAATATAACGCCTCGTTCTGAATGGCACGAACATTTCGTTTTGCGGATTATACATTCTATACCTTATTATATAGAACAGGTACATTATATATAATAGCAAACGCATTATACAAACCTAAAAGACGCACCGCCATGAGTGCGTCTTTTGTTTTTTAAGCAGGCGTCAAAGTTCAGCAATAATCACCCTTCCGTATAGGTTTATCCTCGAAAAAATGTAGTTTTGTTCTATTTATATCATCGAAAAAATGTAGTAATCTCTTGTTTTTATCATCGAAAAAGTGTATTTTTGCAAAAACAAGAAAGCTATATATACGTGAGTTCGATATAAGAATTACGCCGTTGTATTATTTATTAAGATACTTAAAGAAAGAAGTAATTATGACTTAATATGCTTATATTCAATGAGAAATAAAGTGTTTTCGTCCTCAAATTCTTACACCGTGCTCGCATCATTTATGAACGTTTTCGTTTAGCCAAATGAGCAATGCCAAATTTATTTAAGCATTGCCATGGCGAGAAAACGCACTTTTCGAGGAACGAGAAAAGAACGAAAAGAAGAGAATTAAAACGTAAATATTTTTCGCAAACGTAGCTATTACTTAACCATCTATCCATCAGTGCATTACAAAACCTATTGTTTTGTATTCCGAAAGCGGCTGTTTTGCGATGTAAAACCTACGCTTTTACCCTGCCAAACAACCGCTTTCGCAACATCAAAACGCAGTTATCAGTTTTTAACGGAATTATCTTTACAAGATTAAACCGAAAAACTCTCGCGGTTTCATTAGGGTACTTGCTTTAAAAAACATCTGCGAGACAGCTTGCTTAACGTGCCTTCTTGTGCCGAACTCACGTTATATGACGTCTCAATCTAAAAAATATGACGTCATATTTGGAAGAAAATGACGTCATATTTTGGGGGAATAGGTTAAATCAAACCCATGAAAGTAAGGT